GGGACGTGGGCTTGACCCTGCGTGACTGGCGCTATGCCGTGCGTATCCCGAACATCGACCGGTCACTCCTCACCGTGGACATCTCCACTGGTGCGGATCTGAACGATCTGATGCATCAGGCGATTACTGAGATCCCCAACACGGCGATGGGGCGCTGCGCTTGGTATATGGACAAGCAGGTCCTTTCGTTCCTGCGGCGCCAGACCTCCAACGCAGTGGCGAACTCAACCCTCTCCACGGACATGGTTGGTGGCACAATGCAGACATCATGGGGCGGCTATCCAATCCGTCGCGTCGATGCCCTGCGTGTCAACGAAGCCACCGTCTCCTAAAACCCTCTCTGCGAAAGGAGAACCTACTATGATTATGGACGACCTTCTCGAGTTCGCCGATGCCACCAGTGTGGCAGCGGCAGCTGGCACCGCCCTCATCGGCGATGTCATCGATCTTGGCTCCGCCGGAGAAAACCCCGGCAACGGCCAGCCCCTTTATGTGCTCATCCGTCCTTCGACGGAGATCATCACTGGGGGTGCCGCAGGGACCTTGACCTTCAAGGTAGCATCCGACGCTCAGGCCGCAATCGCGACCGACGGCACTGCGACGGAGCATGTTGTCACCACGGCGTTCGTGACTGACGGCACTGATGCGAACGACGCCGAGCTGAAAGTCGGGGGCACGATCTTGCAGATCGCTCTTCCGATCAGCGGCACGTATGAGCGTTACCTTGGCATCTTGGCCGTCACTGCGACGACCACTACAACCGCAGGGGCAGTCGATGCGTTCCTGAGCTACGATCCAAACGAGTGGCGCTCCTACCCGGACGCAACTAACTAGGGTCTGACCGAGGCGGGAGGGGGCCGGTGGCCCCCTCTTCCTCACCACCCATGAAGAGGAGAAAATCATGGACACAGTGAAAGTGAAATTCAAACAGGCGGCATACCTGCCTGACCCCAACAACCCGGCGAACACCATTCTCTACCGCAGCCCGGACAACCTTCCCGAAGGGGATGACGGGGTCTATGAGTTCCCGTCGGGCTATCCTCTCCCGACGCGGGACATCGAGATCGTCTCGGGCACGAGCACATATGTGAAGCCAGCGGACGCCGCCCCGGAACCGACGACGGAGATCAAGCCGTCCGTGCGGACCGAGGGGGACAAGAAGTCCCGAGCAAAGAAGTAAGGAGCTAAGAGATGGCGTCGCAGGTCGCAATAGCAAAGCTGGCGCTCCAGCACATCGGTGACCGGTATGACATATCGGACATCACGGAAGAGGGTGTAGAGGCAGAGCAGGTCAACCTGATCTACGAGGACACCCGCAAAGAACTCCTGCGACGCTACCCTTGGCGCTTCGCCAAGAAATACACATCCCCGGCAACGCTCAGTGTCACAGTTCCGGGTCAGTGGGACTACGCCTACGCCTACCCGACCGACGCCGTCCTCATTCGGGGGATAACCAATCTGTCGGACCGGGTCCACCCCATCCTCACCTTCGAGGTCGCCCTTCTGGAAGACGACACCAAGGTCCTCCTGACGAATGAGAATGGCGCCGAGTTCTTCTACACCTCTGACGTCACTAACACGACCAGCTTCGACCCCGAGTTCACCATGGCGTTCTCCTTCCTTCTGGCAGAGCGCATGGCCATGGCCTTGACCGGAAGCCTCGATATAAAGACCGCCCTGCAGAATGAAGTGGTCCGGTATATCAGTCACGCCGCTTCCACGGACAGTTCCGAGGGGGAGACGGACGACGCACCAGAGGCTTCTTGGATAGAGGCTCGGGCCTGATGGTCAAACTAATCCAGTCCAGCTTTGCAGGGGGCGAGGTCTCTGACGCCATCGGGGCGCGGGACGACCTCAGCAAGTATGCGTCCTCGCTCGCCAAGGCGGAGAACTTCTTCGTCCGGATCTCCGGGGGCCTGTCGAACCGGGCCGGGCTGGAGTTCGTGTGCGAGGTCAAGAACAGCGCGGTGGACACCCGGCTGGTGCCCTTCGAGTTCAACACCGACGAGACCTACGTCCTAGAGCTGGGGAACGAATACCTCCGTGTCGTCGTGGACGGCGGGCTAGTGGTTGACACCGGCTCCCAGTTTACGATCAGTGGCGCCACCAAGGCCGACCCCTGCGTGGTGACTGCCACTGGGCACACGTTCTCCAACGGGGACGAGGTCTTCGTGTCCGCCGTCCTCGGCATGACCGAACTCAACGGTCGGCAATTCATTGTGGCGAACGTGGCCAGCAACACATTCGAGATACAGGATAAGAGCGCCACCGACGTCGATAGCAGCGCCTACACGGCCTATTCGAGCGCCGGGACAGCCAGCCTGATCTACGAGATCACCACGCCCTACCAGACGGCGGACCTGCGGGACATCGACTACGTGCAGAGCGCGGACGTCATGACCCTGTGCCACCCCGACTACGCACCCCGCGAGCTGACGCGCACGGCGAACGACGTCTGGACGCTGACCACCGTGGTCTTCCAGCCCGAGCAGGTCTTCCCTACAGGCTTGGGGGTGACCGTCAACTCGACGGGTTCCGAGACCGACCGCTACCTCGTCACAGCGGTGAACCGGGACAGCGGCGAGGAGAGCCTCGCCTCCCTGAACGGCACGACCCAGACCATCACCGGGGCGACGCAGGCTGACCCCTGCGTCATCACCATCTCCACCCACCCCTACGTCGAGGGCGACGACATCTACATCCAGAGCGTCGCCGGCATGACCGAACTCAACGGGCTCCAGTATCGGGTGGGTACGACGACGACTAACACGTTTCAACTGCGGGACATCGCGAACACCGACATCAACAGCACGGGCTTCACGGCCTATAGCTCTGGCGGCTCCTCCAACCTCACGTTTGCAGAGGTGACCAACAACGCCACGACGCGCGACGCCACCGTCGCATGGACGGTGGCAGCCGAGGCCGAGAGCTACAACGTCTACCGGAGGGACAACGGCCTCTACGGGTTTATCGGTCGGACGGAGCTGGCGAGCTTCACGGACGAGAATATTGACCCGGACACGACGGACACGCCGCCCAAGGCGAAGAACCCGTTCCTCGGGACGAACAACTTCCCCTCGACGTCCGGGTTCTACCAGCAGCGGCGCCTGTTCGGCAACTCCAAGAACTACCGGCAGCGGATCTGGATGACCCAGACGGGGAACTTCGACAACTTCTCCACCAGCTCGCCAGCCCGCGACGACGACCCCATCACCGCGACCATCGCCGCCCTCCGGGTAAATGAGATCCGGCACTTCATCCCCCTGACGGATCTCCTGATCATCACGTCGGGCGGGGAGTGGCAGGTGACCGGCGTGGACGATGTCATCACCCCCAGCGGCATACAGATCACTCCCCAGTCTTACTACGGGGCAGAGAAGCTGAAGCCCCTCGTGGCCGGGGACATCTCCATCTTCATGCAACCCGGCAACACGGTGCGTGACATCGGCTATAAATTTGAGAGCGATGCCTACGCCGGGAACGACATCTCCATCCTCTCGCGGCATTTGTTTGACGACTTCACCATAGTGGCGTGGGACTTCTCTCCCGCTCCCTACTCCATGGTGTGGGTCGTGCGTGACGACGGGGTGGCCCTCGCCCAGACCTACCTGCGGGAGCAGGAGATCTTCGGGTGGTCTACCCACACGACACTCGGCGACTTCAAGGACGTGGCCAGCGTGCGTGAGAACGTCGATGACGCCGTCTACTTCATCGTGGGTCGGACGGTGGGCGGACGCGCAGTCAGCTACATCGAGCGGCTCCACGAGCGCGACTTCGATGAGGACGTGCAGGACGCCTTCTTCGTCGATAGCGGTGTGACGCTGGATAGCCCCATCACGATCTCGGGGTTCACCAACGCAGACCCCGTGGTTGTCACGACCAGCACCGCCCACGGCCTGTCCAACGGCGACACGGTCGATATCAGCAGCCTGTGGGTTGGCGATACCTCGGCGGCTCAGGGCTACTCTCTGGACACCAACATCAACGGCACGGGCTACACGGTAGCCAATGTGGCCAGCACGACCTTCCAACTACAGCTCAACGGGGTCGATGTTGATGGGGCGGCGTTCGGCGTCTACTACAAGGGCGGCAAGGTCCGCCTCGCCACCACCACCATCGGGAACCTGTGGCATCTTGAGGGGCGGACTGACATCGGCCTGTCTCT